ATATTCGTTCGTTATACGACGATACAAAGCAAACTGAATTATTAAGTCGTATAAACTCAACTCCACTACCTGATGAAATAAAAACTTTCTTACAATTAGCAAGTAGCCGTCATGTTGTATTTGATTATAGAAATATAGCCGAGTACTATGCACACGCACCAAAAGAGGTGCAAGAACTATTTGAGGATAATTTACTCGTGATTGTAGATTTTGAAAAAGCAATAGAATTAGGAGCGGTAAAATTAACTCAGGAATTAGAAAGGTTGACACAAAATGATGAATGATTTTTGTATTTTTATCCTTTCGCATGGTAGACCAGACAACGTGAAAACTGTAAAAGCGTTAGAAGAGGCAGGATATACGGGCAAATGGTACATCGTCATTGATAACGAGGACGAAACAGCGGACGAGTATTATAATAGATACGGCAATAAGGTATTGATGTTTGATAAAAAAGCAGAAAGTGAAACGTTTGATACATACGATACAGTAGACAACAGAAAAACAATCGTCTATGCACGCAATGCTTGTTTCAGATTGGCAAAAGAGGTTGGAGTCCGATATTTCATGGAATGTGATGACGATTACAAAGCTTTTGAAAACAGATACTTAAAAGACGGACGATTGAAAGTTCGTAAATTGACTGGTTCAGATTTAGACGAGGCTTGTAAGTCTATGATAGAGTTTCTCAAAATACCAAACGTGAAAACAATCTGTTTCGCACAAGGGGGGGACTTTGTAGGCGGTTTAAATAGTGATATGGTTAAAAAGACATTTCGCAGAAAGGGCATGAACTCATTTTTTTGCGATGTTGAAAAGCCGTTTAAGTTTGTAGGCAGGATAAATGAAGATGTGAACACATACACTACACTCGGTGCTCGTGGTGAATTGATATTAACGATGAATAGAGTATCATTAACGCAGGAAACAACACAAAAAGCAAAAAGTGGTATGAGTGATGTATACTTAGACGGCGGAACATATCTGAAAAGCATGTACAGTGTTTTATCTGCTCCGTCGTGTGTTAAAATATCCATGATGGGAACGGGGCATAGAAGAATACACCATCGCATAAAATGGAATAATTGTGCCCCGATGATACTTGACGAAAGGTTCAAAAAGACTTAAAAAAAGGAGGTGATTGGTTGAGTAACGGCTCAAAAAATCTCAGAGTGCCGACCTCGGAACAAGCTCGAGAGTACGGACGCCGAGGAGGTATAGCGAGCGCAAAAGCAAAAAAGAAGAGAGCGGACTTAAAAAAGGCAATGGGCGTGGACGCTACAAACGAAATGTTGCTCGCCTTTGCCACTTTTCAACAAGCCGTGAAAGGCAATCAACGAGCGGTCGAGAATGTTATCAAGCTATCAACGGTAGATAAGGACAAACACGACATCGCAGAGCAAAAAGAACGTATCAAGGCGCTCAAATTGAAGAACAAGCAAGCGGAAGAGTTGGGAGGTGCGAGCGATGAAGAAATCATCATCATTGCCGACATTCCAAGAGAGTAAGAATATCAATCCTGCATTTTATGAGGTATGGACGAGTGATAAACCTTACAACATACTCAAAGGAGGGCGAAATTCGTTCAAATCGTCCGTTGTATCGCTTTTACTAGTATTCAAAATGATACAGGCTATCCAACAGGGTAAACGGGTTGAAATCGTCGTTATTCGTAAAGTAGCGAATACCATTGCCGACTCAGTATATAACAAAATTATTTGGGCGATTAACAAGTTCGGAATGGGAAAGAAATTCGATTATCGAAAGTCGCCGTATAAAATCATTCATAAAAAGACAAAGAGCGCTTTTCACTTTTACGGTCAGGATGATTTTCAGAAATTGAAATCAAATGACGTTGGGCAGATTATAGCGGTATGGTATGAAGAAGCGAGCGAGTTCAAAGACTCGGAAGAGTTCGACCAAACAAACGTAACCTTTATGAGGCAAAAGCACTCAGATTATAAGCAAGTGCAATTCTTTTGGAGTTACAACCCGCCTCGCAATCCTTACTCATGGATAAATGAATGGACTGATGACTTAAAAAACAATCCACATTATCTCGTACATGCTAGTAGCTATCTTGATGATGTACTCGGGTTTGTAACAGAACAAATGTTCGATGAGATTGAACGTATCAAACAGAATGATTTTGATTATTACAGATATTTATATCTAGGCGAACCCGTTGGACTTGGAACAAACGTGTATAACATTGAACTCATGCAAAAGGTTAAAGCAATACCCGATGATGAGCGTGTGTTGTATATCTACTTCGCTACCGATACGGGACATCAACAAAGCGCGACCGCTAGTTTGTGTTTTGTATTAACTCATAAGCTAGGAGAGGAACTACCTCGAGTGTATTTGATAGATACTTACTACTATTCACCAAAGGGCAAAGTAAGAAAAAAAGCGCCGAGCCAATTAACCAAAGAGCTTTACGAGTTCGAGCAAGAAATGTTGAAAGAGTTCAAACGCAGAATTGAAATCAGAAATCGAACGGTTGATAGTGCCGAGGGTGCTATTCGTAATCAGTATTTCGAGGACTATAATATTCAACTACACCCCGTGGCGAAAAAGAAAAAGGTTGTAATGACAGAGTATGTACAATCACTATTGGCGCAAGGGCGTTTTTATTATCTCGATACGGAAAACAACAACAAGTATTTCATTGAAGAACATAAGCAGTACGCTTGGGAAGAGAAGAGCATACAAAACGACGACCCTCAGGTTGTCAAAGATAACGACCATACATGCGACGCCTTTCAATATTTCGTAATGGATAACTTACGAGATTTAAGATTGGCATATTAAGGAGGTGTATACATGCAGTGGTTAACAAGATTAGTACACTATTTTAAAAAGGGAGGCGGTTATTTGAAAGACATCGCATTCGGGCAAACGCTCAACACAATTACAGACCATCCTCGAGTATCGATTGACGGCAACGAGTTAGAGCGTATTCAGGAAAATTTCAAGGTATACAAAGGTATTCATAAACCGATTGAATACCTAAACAGCAACGGTCAAAGAGTCAAACGACCGTTTATTTCATTGAACATGGCGAAAGTAGTATCAAAGTATATTGCAAGTGTAGTGTTCAATGAAGAGTGCAAAATTCATGTAGACGGAAACGGAAACAAAGCAGACGAGTTTATTCAAAATGTGTTTGATGATAACCATTTTAAAAAGAACTTTTCAAAGTATTTAGAGGTAATGTTCGCAACGGGCGGACTTGCTATTCGTCCATACGTCGACGGAAACAAGATTGAATTTAGTTGGTGTTTAGCAGATACATTCATACCGCTACAATCAAACACAAACAACGTAAGCGAGTGTGTTATTTCAAGCGTATCAACTGAGAGCGTAGGCAAGAAAACGCACTACTATACACTACTAGAGTTTCATGAGTGGCAAAAGAACGGTGATTACACAATCACTCATGAGCTGTACTGGTCGGAGAAAAAGGAACAGATTGGAAAACGTATTCCATTAACCGATTATGAGCCGTATAGTGAGTTGAAAGAGGTTATCACGTTGAAAGGGTTAACCCGTCCACTATTTGCCTATGTGAAGCCTTACGGGTTTAATAATATCAATCCACGTTCGCCTCTAGGGTTATCAGTATTTGATAATGCGAAACCTACATTGCAACAAATCGATGAAACTTACGACGCCTTTCGTTGGGAGATTAGACAAGGCAAACGCCGTTTCATTGTTTCAGACCATTTCTTAAAAGGTAGACAGAAATCAGACGGAACATTCGTAACATACTTTGATGATGAGACGGATGTATTTGTCGGTTTGCCGTCAGGAATGGACGACATGACGAAACAAGATATTACAAGCGATTTAAGAACGGGTCAATATATTGAGGCTATCAACAAATTCATCTCAACACTTGAAATGCAAACAGGGTTAGCAAGCGGTACATTTACCTTTGACGGTAAGAGCATGAAAACAGCAACCGAGGTTGTAAGTGAAAAATCAGATACTTACCGCACTCGTAATAGTCATGTTTCAGAGGTTGAAGAGTTCATTAAGGAGTTAGTCGTTTCAGTGTTTGAACTATCAATCGCAAGTGGATTGTATTCGGGCGCAGTACCGACAAAAGATGATATTTCAGTAGATTTTGACGACGGTGTTTTCAATGATAAAAATTCAGAATTGGAATTCTTATCAAAAGCAACACTCAATAAACTCATGAGCCGTAAAGAGGCAATTAAGCGATTATTTAACCTAACCGATGAACAAGCAGAGGTAATGGTTCAGGCTATTGCGGAAGAAGAATATAAAGGCAGTGCAGAATTTGCCGAAAAACAAGCAATAGAGGACGAATACGGGGCGATTGAATAATGACTATCATTGATAAGTTAAACGAGCGTACGCGTAACATATCGAACGAATACAGCG